GAAGTCTATTGTATCTAAAAAAACGAATAAACTCCAAAACAAATATATTTTATAAAGACCCGTTCACGCTTTTCTTCAGGTCTGCGAGCCACTCACAGTTTTTCTTGTGCGCTCCGCGCTTCCAGTCCCGTATTTGGCATTTTTTGGAGCAGTACCGCACGGTCATGCAGCCAGTACAGGTCTTCGACCCCCTCGTGGTGCAGCCGTTGGCGACGCATACCTGTTTATTTGGTGCCCGGCGAAAGTCATTTTGGTTGTCGAAATTAACTTGTACCACCTTGCCAGTCTTGACGTGCTTCATAAGTTTCCCCACCACCTTGGCGCCAGCGGACACCGGTCCCAGGTAGTCCCAATTGGAGATTTGGTAGGGGTCTGTGTCGTGTTGTTCAAGCATTTGTATCTCCTTCTCGGCCATGCGAGAGAACGGGTAGATACATGTACCGCGTTGGGCGCATTCTTTGATCACGGATCTGGGCATGATCGTGAGCCTCCCTTTGTCGTAGACAATCCTGGTCTTTTCTTGATTCATGGAGAGCTTGAACTTCATTCCATCGTCTCGCAAAATCCAAACCTCATCCCCCTCACACAACCGCTTGGCATATGAGGTAAATAGTTGATCGTTCACAAGCGTGACAGCGAGAAAATCCGGTGAGCTCATGTCTTTGGCTTTTTTTGGTACAAGCGCTTCAAAGGTCGTTTGTGTGACTGGGGAAAAAGGAAAAACAAATATTTTCGAATTTATTTATTTTTTACATCGTTTTTTACAAATCTGTTTGTGAATAGACAAAACTGATGATCATGTCCACAATTTCCTGCGGAAGACTGGGTTCTACATGGCGAAAGGTACATAAGATCGGAAGGGGTGATTGGATTGGCTGTAGAAGCGGGCGGACAATATGAGCAAACGGTGAGACCCACACAGTGTTGTATTGCTTGATACATGAAGACCGGTGCTGATTCAGAGTGTAGCGTAGCGTTCCGCATTTGACCAGCGTTTCGCCCTTCAGGGAGTAGAAGCATCGCCACCAGAGTTCGTCGCTTCCCGATCTGAAACACAACATGTACAACCCCACAGAGTGGCGAAGGGGTCCCACCGAATCGGGTGGTGGATATTTTACTCCGAGTCTGTTATTCAATTCTTCCACGAGACTCTCACGGAGGTTCAACACAGTCGGGGACTCTCTGTAAGTCTTGTTCCGAATCATTGTTTTTCTATTTTTCCTGAAGACGAAGATTATTTTTAATCGTTTTTCTATTTTTCCTGAAGACGAAGATTATTTTTAATCGTTTTTCTATTTTTCCTGAAGACGAAGATTATTTTTAATCGTTTTGAAAAAGGAATAAAACATTCACTCAGCGAATCGTTCGAAATTGCACTCCTAGATCACTTATCGTCCTTTTTTGCAGGGTCAATGACACATACCCCTCCTTTGGGTTCGCAAATTTGACCTGATTTGCAGTCCCAATCGCTCGAGCAGTCGTCAAGACACCGTTTGCTTTTCGCGTCGCATGTGGTTTTGGTTTTGTCTGCCTTGACCGGACAAAGACACGTCCCTGTGGTGCAGTCCAAATCGTCCGTGCAGTAGGGCCGGCAAACTCCAGCAATATCGCATCCGAGATTTTTATCGGGATCGCAGATACAGTCGTCGTCGGTGCAGTTCGCTCCCTGGATACATCTGGGAATATCCTTGCAAACTTTGACATCTTTGTTGGTATTTGTGCATCTGGTGTACGACGAGCAGATACACACACCCCCCTTACAATTTTGATCTTGCGTGCATTGTTTTTTGGCCTCTTTGCACTTGCCTTCCCAACAGCCTTGACCTAATTTACAATCGTCGACATCAGTGCAGTGACCAGAACCTCCTAACAACCAGTACCAGACGGAAAACCCACCTAAAAGCACACCCAGAAGGACAACAAAAATAAAAAGAGTCCAAACGACTATTTTTTTCTTCATCTTTTTCTTTATATAATAATATGCGAAGTTTTGAAGTGGTCATACTGTCGGCGGATAGGATTCACACTCTTCTCTGATCTTAAAAAAAGATGATCTACATTTTGAATCAGGAAAGTTTTCTTGTACCTTTGGTAACCAAAGTTGTGAAAGTTTATTTTTTTAATAAAGTGGTCTGACGAATACAAATGGATGAAAAAAGCACTTCCCCGCACTATTTGTGTGTGTCTGGGAGGGGCCATTGCAATATGGTAACCGTGGTAGCCGTGGAGTCATCTAGTCGTTTATGCATGCCACAATACATCGATCGCCAGAAGATGTTATTCTATGGTGCATTAAAGCGTCAGAAGCCAAGGTCTGGCAGGAATTGAATTGACGCACGAGAGAACGGTCGTGGATATTTTTTGCACAACAGGCAATAAATAACTTTTTATATATTTAAAAACTCTATCCCCAACCTCTCCCCCACCTCTCTTCAGCCTGGAAGTAGTCCACGCCGCCTGGAAGCGCTCGGAGTTCTTTCATGACAATATCGTATCTGTGCTTCCAAAGCCATCCACGCCACCATGTTTGAATAACCGTGGCGGCCGAGGAAGGAATATCGTATGTTATGATGTTGTTGGATGAGGAAATTCTCTCGCTTGGGGTTCCACAAATAATATTATTACACCATCCTTCTGAAATCACGGAACATCCATCCAACCTTACCAATAAATGATCGCTGCATGCCAGGTAGTTCCGCTCTTCAGTAGAGAGTACGGTCTGGTACAAATGATACACCGTTTTCCAATGATCCGGAAACGTCAAGTTCAACCTTGAAAATTGACTTGCAATCAGAGGAAAGGTGTACAAACTGTCAACAATAGGGATGAAACGCTCCTGCCGTTTCACAGTCGTGCTAAATGCATAATATCCTAATATCTTTGTGGTTACTCTGTCGAGAGGCATCGACTCGGGACAATAAAGACCCACGTAGATATCTGTAATGCGGTCTACCTGGTGCTCACCCGTGTTATCTGTTTTTCTGACCATAAAATTCATGTTGCTGCAGGGTACGTTATTGTCGTTTTGATGCATACATTGCACTAGGTGTGATTTGACGGACTCACATGTAAATTCAGAGATGATTTCCGCTGACGTTAGGTTGCGTATTATTCTTCTTGCACCCACCAACATTATATCCACTTAATCTCCAGACTTAATCATACATATCCTTTTAGAACGCGATTACAAGGGACACAAAAGTTGGGGATAATTTTTTATTAACGGCGCCCCAAGGACGCGCCATCCCTTTAAAACATGAGGCGACTTCAATAAAAAACACCTTTGACCAGGCACGAAATTCCGAATTTTCCGATTTTTTCCATTTTTCGATTTTTTCGATTGTTACTTCACACTCTTGGCCGATCTGAAAAGTGATCCGTATCCGCTCACAGCACACAGTTGGGAAGCTGACAGGTGGTGCATTGCATCGCCGCTTGCTGTAGCGCAGCCTCGGTCGCTCCAAGACACTCGGCCGTCATCCTAACCGATACGGGCTGCAGTTCACCGCTCGGATATGCGGCGTCATAGACGAAGCACTGCTCGAGGCTCTTGCAGGTGGCGTAGGCTTTGGGGTCCTGCTCTTTGTAACGGTCGCACTGCCACACCTCCTTCAAGGCATACTGGCAGTTGGGTAGTACATCCTGTCCGATCGGTACTGGGCAAAGACTCTCCTGCTGGCCGTTGGGATGTCTCACCAAAAGCACGGAGTTCTTGCAGACGATGTCAGCATCTACAGTTGAATTTTGTTTTTCAAGAGGCGTTTGTGTTTCTGCCTGAGAGGCCTGAAACTGGAGAAATTCGGCGTGCGACATCTGGCCCTGCACCTTTGGGTTGCTGCTCTCGAAGGTGGCACACTGCCCGTTTTTGCAGCTGTTGGAGTTGCACTCGGCGTCAAAGTAGCAAGACCCGCGGGTGGCATAAGTGTTGATGCAGGACACGTTGTCCTTTGCACAGGCGGTGACGAACGGAGACTGGAAACAAACTCGGCGATAAGGGCTGGTGATGTTGGGGACGCCGCAATAGCGGAGGTTGCTGCACACTTCTCTATTCATATTGTTTTTAATTTGACATATCAAATCTGAGAGGGAAGACCAAAGTCATCCAGTCGATTTACTTACCCGGCCATATGGTTTCCTTTTTGTCTTTATTCCTTATGCTATGGTATTAGCAGTTTTAAAATATATTTTCCGAAAATCGATATCCAACAACTTACTAGGTCCAAAATGGAATTTCAACTCTTGGACATTGCTATCATGGACGAAACCGAATGCGTCGTGGTACATCTCTTTGGGGTCAACCTTTCCGGCCAAAAGGTGCACCTGCAGGTATACGGCTTTCGCCCCTTCTTTTATGTCCGCAAAGAGAAGGGTTCCCTCAGACGGGCGGACATCGATAAAATCGCCCACCAGATCCAGAAGGCATCCCAAGTACCCGACGCGATCGGCTTCTGTATATCCTCGATGAAGAAGCTTTACGGTTGGGAACCCGCCGACAACACTGGTCGCAAGACGGCGCGACACCAAATCGCAAAGATCCACTTCCCTATGCTGGGATTACGCCGGAATAGCAGTTACAAGTTCCGGCACGATTTTGTTGTTGATGAAGATTGGATCTCGCCACAGACCCAGTTCTTCGACCTGACCAACCTGCTCCCTGGCGGGTGGGTGAATGTGAAAAACTACAGCGACTCGGACACCAGGCTCTTCACTTCGTTGTACCGAGTGAGAGGACGTTCGAAAACGGTGTGCGTCGATATAGTGGACCTCACCCCGTCCCCTCGCGATACGACCGCCCCCATTACCATCCTCTCTTTCGACATAGAGTGTGTGGGGCCGAAGCATGGCACATTCCCTCAGGCCAATCGCGATGCTATCATACAGATCGGTAATGTTGTGGGGAACACCAGTTCCGAAGAACGCCACGGATACATTTTCTGCCTCAACGCCACCAACGATGTTGACTGCTCAAAACTCGATTGTGATAAGGTCTTTACCTATTCCTTCAAGACCGAGGACGACCTTCTCGAAGCGTGGCATCACTGGGCCGTCTTCGATATCGATCCCGAAATCATGACCGGTTGGAACACCAAAATGTTTGACTGGCCGTACATCCAGGAACGCATGGAGAAGTTGCACCTGCTGAGGAATAAAATGCTCAACGTTTCCCGTTTCGAAACCCTTCCTCGAGCGTGGGCTTCGCGCACCAAGGACGAAAAGCTTCGTCGGTACTACACTGTTCAGTTTTCCGGTAGGGTCGACATGGACCTGATGAATCAGATAAAGTCCGTGTTTAATCTCCCATCGTACAAGCTAAACGAGGTTGCCGACAAGTTCCTCAACTTCGGCAAGAAAAACCCTATGAACCTTAAGCTCGATTTACCGGCCGAAGAGATCTTTGATCATTTTTATGGCGATTCCAGTGCGAGGTGTGTGGTGGCCACCTACTGCGTGCAGGATTGCATTCTCCCCCTCAAGCTGATCTCCAAGCTCGCCATTATCACCCAGCTGACCGAAATGGCCAAAGTCTGTTCTACCAGTCTGACGGAGATTCTCAACCGTGGAGAACAGATCAAGATTCTCAACCTCTTGGTCATATTTTGTCACCGCAAAAACACCTTTGTAAACCGCATCGACATCGAGAAACTCGAAAAATATAAGGGGGCGATCGTCATCGAACCCATTCCCGGATACTACGATATCCCCGTGGCTACCCTCGACTTTGCCAGTCTATATCCAACGATCATGATTGGCAACAAATTATGTTACTCAACCTTGGTTCTCAACCCCGCATGGTGGGACCTCCCGCACGCAAGTTACCTTTATGTCGAAAATGACAACCAACCCGAGCCAGACGTCTTCATCCAACACAAGAAAGGTATCTTGCCAGCCATTCTCGCCCAGATCCTCAAGGCGCGATCCAACGTCAAGAAGGAAATGGCAGAAACCAAAGATGCCACCGTGAAGACAGTATTGAACGCTCGGCAGCTTGCCCTCAAGGTGACCGCCAATACTGTTTATGGTTTCACCGGCACCACGGCTGAAATCGGAAAGCTGCCTTGTGTACACATCGCGCGCTCCGTCACCTCCATCGGGCGAGGGATGATCTCAATATCAAAGGCCTACGCCGAGAAATTCTACCTCAAAGACAGGCTCTATGCAGTGGGTGGGAACGGACCCACTGGACAAGATCCTGGGACCAACACAAATGATTTCACTCCGCCTCCTGGAACGACTCAGGAGATGGTCTCATCATTTCCTGAGACCGAAGTCATATATGGAGACACAGGTGAGAAGCGCTTCATCTCCCTTTTCAAACAACTGACCCTAATTTAATTCTATTTTTCTAGACAGTATAATGGTGAAGCTACCAACGGAAAAGACACCACAGGGACTCGCGTTTTCGTTTCAGGTGGCCGATCAGATGGCCGACGAGATAAGCGAACTCTTTGACTGTTCACAGCTTCTAGAGATGGAAAAGATGTACTGGCCTTACTATCTTCTTAAGAAGAAGAACTACGCCGGGAGGAAATTCCTCGGTCCAACGGGAGAGCCTTGTATCGACGAAAGGGGTTTGGCCACTGTCAGGCGCGACCGGTTTCTTTTCGCTAAGAACATGCTGAGGGAAAGCTTCAAGCACATTCTTTGGCTGAATACCACCAAAGACATCTCCATTACCTTTGAGAAGGACTACATCCAGCAGAAATTGGTCGAGGTTTTCGAGAAGGAGCTGGCCAAATTCGTGGACAACACGATCGTCTTTGACGATTTCATCCTTACCCAGACACTCAAGGACGGCTACAAAAAGCCAGAGTTGCAGGTGCAGGTGGTGATTAACGAGCTGTTGCGCGCCCGCAATCCTGGCTCCGAGTACGTGGTTGGCGATCGTGTCGAGTACACGGTTGTGCAGAGACAGGAGGGGGCCGCTAAGGATAAGCTAAAATTG